GCATAATTAATAGATTGTCTAACTATATTTGGTACTGCTTTATATAATTGGGTTGAATAATATAATAATTTAATATTATGGTGTCTGTATGATGAGGCGATTTTAAATAATAATGAATTCTTTTTTAAATTAGGCATGGCTATGAAATCATCAAATACTATGGCAATATTAGGTCTTTGTGCCTTTGGTATTTGGTCTTGGTAATCTATAATATTTTGAAGATGGGAATCTGAATATTCGCTAAATATTGTATCCCCATATTGGTCTAATAAAAATCTTGCAGTTGCGTCTCCATTTGTAATCGTAGATGAATAAATGTATACGGCATCTAATTTCCCCATTAAAAAATTAGGATTTTGGAAATAATTACAAATTCTTGTTGTTTTTCCTTGCCTTGGTGAAGCAATATCTAAAACACAGGCTCCACCGTTTACATCAAAGAAATTTTCATGATGTGTTATTTTTTTTTCAACTAATGGTTGTTTTATCGGTAATATAGTTAAATCTTCATTCATTTAATATATATATATATAATACATATAAAATAAATGTTTATAATCTTATTGCCCTTATCATGTTTAAATTTGGTTTTAATGATTCTAAATATTCTTGTTCTCTAGATCGTAATTCTTTTTTATTATAATCGTCATTACATGTATTTAATATAGTTATATGTTTTCGTATATCCTGGATATCATTTTCTATCATATATTTATATAATTTTGTTTTATTGTGTCTTGATTGTTTACAATGTTGGTTATGTGCCCACATACGTGGATTAAAATTTTTTGTAGAACCGATATATTTATTATTATTATGATTAAATAAATATATTGTTTGAAATGTCATTATATATATTATTAAGATAATAAATTTGCTAAAAATATTAAAAAAAAAATTAATTTGAATAGGCAGGTGTTCCTTTGCCCATGCCTGTCTTTTTCATATCTCCCTTTTTAGTACTAAAATCTTTAGTATCTGATCGACCTTCCTTTTTTTCTTTCTTGACACGACTGACATTTACAGCCCCTTTAGTGCCTTTTTTTTTGCGATATTCGACGCCCGCCTGCCTCATCACTTCTTTACCTTTCAATTTTGTAGATTTGCGAAATTTCGCGAGAAAATCCAACCATTCACTAGCCATTTTATATAATAATGAATATATTTTAATTATTATTCTTTAATTTAATTATATTGTTCTTGTTGGTTTCGTATTAATAATTTGTGATGGTTTTATTATATTGACTTTGGGCTTATTATAAGTTTCATCACCTAATTCTGGTGTTTGTTCTTCTTTATCTTTAAATTTTTCAATCACTAAACATTTATTTAAACATTTCAAAACGGCATCTTTGCTATAAATATTCATTAAATGTCTAATTTGACGGCATGGTTTACATACATTTTGACCAAATACCCATTCTACTTCACATAAAGCACAACTGAACATATTTATATTATATAAATTTATTTTTTTTTTGATTCTTTTTTTAAAATTTGATTCCCCTTAACAATTGGATTTTCACCTCGGAATTTCATCATAACTTTGGCAGAATTAATTGCCGATGTTTGGGTTTTAAAATGCTTGTTCTTAACTAACGTTCCTGTCGTCAATCGTTTTAACATAAAATGTGGATATTCTTGGTTATCATGACCTTTTTTAAAATGTACTACTTCAAATGGCATATTTATATATAATTATGTTTTATTTTTTTTTCTTTTTTATTAATAAATCTTTATCTATTTTTTTTGCCTTACCGCCCATAACAGCACTATACACACGGGCAATCCCCCATTGAGTAGCATTTTTGATTTGCGGTCTTACTGATTGCGGATTAGTTCTATAGGCTCCTTCACCTTTTTTTACAATACCCTTTAATCCTTTTAGTTGATATCCAGATAATTTACTAATTTCTTCTAAACTATTTGATTTTGCTTTAGGTTGATTGTATTTTTTATTAAATAACTCTTTATATGTTGCCATAATATTATATATATATATAATATAATGGATACGAAACAATTATACAAACCTTTTAAAAGTACAGCTAAAAACAAAAAATATAGCGTATATGTGATGAAAGATGGTAAAAAAAGATTAATTCATTTTGGCGATAATAGATACGGCCAATTCAAAGATAAATTAGGAGAATATAAAAAATTAGACCATGGTGATAAAAAAAGAAGAAAGTTATATTATGATAGACATGGTCCCAGTAATGATAAAAATAGTGCTAAATATTGGTCGCATAAAATTTTATGGTAATTATTTTTTAGAATACTTGCCCTGCATTTCGACGCTATGACCCATTTTCTTCGCATCTTTTCCTTTTTCGTCATTATTATTAGGATATTTTTCGGTAAGAAATATATGCCTTAACATATTAACACTGATATTTTTTCCTGTAGGGGCAAATGTACTTTTAATTTGTTTTCCCAGCCCATTAGCTGAAAGTGGTTCACCTTTAGAATTTAATAATAATGAATCCGTTTTATTATATTTAAGCCAAATATTTAGTACTGAATTCAATTTTTTACCCACTTTGACATCATTCTGGCCATATTTTCCAGATGTTTTATATTCGTTGAAACTAAACATTTTATTATTTCTTGATGTAATAACTAAATAATTATTTTCTTTTTTTTCATCATCATCTAATTTATCAAATTCCGTTTTGGAAATAATTTCCATGTCATAGTCTAATCGGGTGGGGGGATTGTCTTCATTCAAAAATAAATTAGCTATTACCCATTTTTGTAATAATGCCATCTGTTTTTTATTCAATTCATCTTTTTTAAATAATTCCCGTTCCTTAATATCATTTAAATAACCATTCATGACCTTTTTTAATTCTTTCATAGATACCCAATTTTTTTCCTGAGATTCAGATTTATGACCTGATTCATAATCTTCAGCAAATTTTTTATTGGTTTCATCTAATATTTCCCGATATTTTTTAATTAATTCATCATATTTATTTTTTTGATTTTGGGCATCCAAAGAAACGATTATCGAGGCGATATAATTTTTTTGTGTGGCAATTTTTAAATTGTCTAAAAATTCCTGTACTTTATCAGTATCCTTTAAAAAGTCTAGATTCTTGTAATCTTTATCTTCTAAGGCTTGATGTAATTTTTTAATACTTGTAATATAAGCGTTTAATGAATTTGATTTAATATTTCGTTTTTCGTCAATTGCTTCTCTGAGAGTATCCATTATATATATTATAAAAGTAAGATAAAAGTTTAAATATTTATTCTTAATTAATAATTAATTGTTGTAAATAAAATATATATATTATAGTATATATATAATGTTAAAAAATCTATCAAATATAGATGAACTTGCGGAAAGTCATAAAATAAATGGGATAACTAATCAAAAAAATCAAGATAAAGTTATTAAAAAAAAAGAAGAAAATATTAATAATAAAAAAATTATTAATCCTAAATATATATTTGTAAAGAAACCTAAAAATGTTAAAAATAATAGTACATTTAGATTACCAAATTTAGATAATACATTACCAACAATCAAAGAAATCGGTTATTAATCTAAATCATCTATAAATGATAGGGACCAATCATCATTATTTTTATCATATATATGTTTAGTAATCTCCTCAGCAAATTTATTTTTTCTTTTATAATTTACAATTTTTCTACTCAAATTCATTATCTCGCTATTATAATCAATCGAATGTTCGTATTTGACTTTTTTACCGTCACGTACCTTATATGGTTTTTTCATAATTTGATTTCCAAATGTTTTTTTAATCATATTACTAAGTAATTTTTCACAATCATATTTAGTATCTAATTTAGGGTCAGTTTTGCCTCTATGATTGAATACTATTTTATAAGCACTAATAAACTCATTTTTGTCATTTTCACAAATTTCTTTATTTGCTGTAATAATATTATTTACGGAACAATCTTCTGTAATTTTCTTACCATCATCGTTTTTGCTTTCCGCTTTTATTTCTTTTCGTACTTCTTTATAGGCACATAGAACTTTTAATTTATCAATCATATAATATTTATATTGGGACATGTTAATTTTTTTAATTTTCATTTCTTCAATATTACATAAATTTTCATAAGTACTATCCATATCATATTTTGTCGCTAATTCATTTGCGGTAATATCCTTGAATCTTATATCATCTTTTATATTTTCATATTCTTTATTAGAATCAAATAAAGGTTGATTTTTTATTCCATATTCAAAATAATGTTTTAATTTAAATACACTACCCATTAATTCATCTTTTATAAATAAATCTTTTACATCTAATAATTGTGGTTTGGTTAAATTTAAATATTTTTCATTAAAATCTCGTAATTGATTATCATTAATATCAAAATTTTCCATTTTCCAACTTAAAATTGATGAATTAATTGAATCACTATCACATTTACTTGTTTTTCTATTAAAAGAACATACAGTAAAACCTCTTTGTAATAATATTATTTTAAAATGACATGATTTATTAGTATTATAACAATCCATTTTATATAAATATTCAGTATATAAATTATTAAATAAATTCTGTCTGTTTATTTCATCGTCTTCAAGAGGATTGAATTCATTTTTTGAAAATATTGATTTTTTCAATAAGTCTTCTTTACATTCATCAAAATCAATATAACGACATTTGTTAAATTTTTTCTTTTGAAAACAAAAATATAGAATTTCAATATCTCTACATCTTGCTACTTGCTGTACCATATTTGTAGGTGAAATAGTGAATTCTTTATGATACGCAAACACAGGCCTTTTAATATTGGAATCTAATCCGTAAATAATTGCAGGTGAGAAGATAATCATGTCATAATCATCTAGTGTACTATCATCTAATTTATCAGTTTTTGATGTAAGTAATTTTGCCTTTTTGCCTGTTTTTATATATATATATTCAGCACTTTTTTTGGAATCACATGCCACCATATATTTATCATATCCGTTAATTTTTTTAATTAATGCCTCAAGAGAATAAATTTCGATGGCTTTAACACCTTTATTATGTTTATATGAATTTAGTACATATTCATACGGTCTATTAATATTTTCTAAAAATTTAAAACATAAATCGGAAATATCAGCGTCAACACATACGAAATTTTTACAGTTTTTTAATATATAAATTAGATGTTGCCAAATCGCTGACCTAGATTTATTCAAACAGGTATCAGCTTGAAATATATACTCGAGAACACTATTAAATTCATCAATAAATATTGTATAATTTCCAATNCCGTCCATCAGTCTATTACAACCACGAATACTATCAATTGTNGTAATAATTGAATCTCCTTCATCGGGCCAATGATTTGCGTAAAAATGACAATCAATCCCATGCTGATTAAATGAATGATATTGCTCTTTACCTAATGAGATACGAGAAACAATTGAAATAAATTTTTGTCCACTAGCTTGTAGTTCTTTTTTCATTAATGTTGTTTTTCCTGTACCCGTATCAGATTTTAAAACTATTCCTTTTTGTGATTTTTTTAAGTTTAATTGTAATGGTTTATCTATATTTTTGCTTTCATCTTTCATACATGTTAATTTAGGTCTGTTAATAATATATGTTGGTTTTGTATTATTTTTTGGTATTTCTTTATACTTAATATAATCCAAGTAATTATAATTTTTACAAATCTTAAATAAATGTTCTACATAAAAATTATTTTGGTCGGTGTTTAATTTGATAGAATCCCATAATTTTAAATTTGTTTGATTATCATAACTACTTCCCCCGTTTTGTTTTGAGTACTCGTTCCATAATTTTTTAGCACCTAAAACCTTCATGGCCGATGTAAATTTTAACCAATCATCATATTCCGTAAAATATGAATTAGGTAATTTTTTTATCAATTCATCTTCAATTTGTTTTAATGAAATATGATAAGAATATACATTTTTAATTAATTCATTTTCGGCAGTTTTTATTTTATTTTTTCTATCTTTTTTTTTAGTATTATCAAATTTCTGTTGTGCCGTATAAATGTTTTCAATTAACCATTGTTTTAATTTAGATGGCATTGGCTTAATCTTACTGTCATTAATTAATTCGTACTTACCTACCTTACCGTTTTTATCTTTGAAAACAGAACCTGCCCCTACTAGGTACCCACCACCTAAAATATTATCACTATGACCATTTCTTATATCTATACCTTTTCCGAAAGGTGAATCTTTTTTAGATTCAGTCTGGTCTAAATCTTTATCATATTGAAATATTAAATGAATACCACCGCTAGGAGTCTTTTGTGTATATGTATTAAATTGTTTAACGAAATCATTACCAAATGTTTTTTTAAAATCATCAGATTTATGACACCCATGTTCTTCGCTCCATTTGTACATATCTAAATCTACACCTATGGCACCACTTTTTTTATTACAAATAATACCCCAATTATTTTTTTTTAAAAATTTATCATTAACATCATCTTCTAATAAAGACCATGTATATCTCTTATCTTTAGGTTTATCTTTACCTAAATCTTTAAAAATTGGATTTTTGGAATATTTGATAACTTTTAATTTATGAATATCCATTATACTTTTAATATTATTAGATTTTATTTTATCATCTTTTTCATCATCTGTAATTTCTAGATTACTACCGACAGATAAACACTTAGCACAAACTAACAACCATGAGGGACGTGAACACTCACTACATTTATTTAAATATTCGGGAATATTATTTTTTGGAATTTTATCATTGATAATATTTAACTTCTTTGGTAGTACATCTGATTTCTGTACTACTTTGAATCGTAATTTTTTGGGAATCTTATTCATTTTTGTATCACTCATTTTATTATATAATGTATTATACATTCTATCTTTAAATGATTAATATATATATATATTTTAATTTTGGACATGACACTTAAAGATTTTTAAAAAGATTTTTATTATTAATATAAAATGTTCTACTTTGTAGTTTTTCTTAGTATATATAATAAAATTTTACAAAGTAGAACATTTAAAAAATAAATTATCTTAATAAATAAATTAATTAAATAAAAATATCTTTTTATTATATAATATGTCATTAATTACTTTGAATTCAAATGGTCAAGATCCGAGTCTATTCTCATGTCATTTTCCACAGCCTATAAAATTAGAACCATATACGCAGGTATGTCTTTTAAAATTTTTACACTTTAGAGATACTAATATATATAATATAACAAATTCTAATAACGAGTTGCAATTCTGTATTGGAGATACCAACAAAGATGCGCTGAGAATTGCTCGTGTCGCCCCTGGGGAATATACTGGTCTCCAGCTGGCTTCAGCTATAACAACCGCTATGAATAATGTATTACAACAACAAAATTATTCGTGGTTATGTACTTTTATACCAGCAGATTCAACGACTTCGCCACCAACTAACGAAGGGTTTAGTATAGCATATTCAAGCCTTGTCCGACCAGCCCCAGCGATATTAGATTATGATACACAATTAGGTACTAATGTATTTTTAAGCGGTGGAGATTTCAAGCTCGATAATTCAGTTGCTGTCCCACCAAATTTGGCACTTCAAAAAATTACCGCCCAAGCATCTAAGGGTATTATCACGAGCGGGGGTGAACAAATAATCGCAGATATTCCCTTAGCATACGACCAATATCTCAATTCAAATCCTAGTAATTTAGCGTCATTTGGATTTAATGAATTAACTTGTGGGATTGTGAGAAATGAGCTAAGTGCTTTAGAAAATACAAATCCAAATTTGGTTTTTGACCCATCTTTACAAGATGTTAACTTAAGGTTTGACGATAATGGATTACAAATATCTACTTTGACGATTTCGACGGGACCGAGCCAATTAGGTCAACCTGGATACGCAACCCAAAGACCATGTAGATTATTATCAAAAACATTTTTTCAAAAATTTATTACCGTTGGTGATGGTATAACTCCACGGACTATAGATGATGTGGCTAATATGAGATTTCAATTTTTTTCAACTTTTTTCGGTACGGCCCGTCGTGTAGTTGTTCGTGTTAAAGTTAGTTATGATTTAGGGATTAGCTATTCACCAGTACCAACCGCCCAGTATTCAAATTATGGTCAGGATTCTCAAGGAAATAATTTAATAAGAAGTCAAACAATTAACGGAGAAATAATTGATAGTATTATTTGGATGAGTGATGTAGATGCTCTAAATGATTTTTTGCCAGGTACAACAACCAACGCATCAAAATCTAATGTCGTTCAGACACGCAAGGCCCCATTTAAGGCAACTATTACACCTCATGTACGTAATAGTGTAGTTGGTGGGGTTGATTTTTTAGATACGGCTGGATTGGGTACAGAATGGCGTATAGGCACGATAACTGGTGGAATTTGTACTTTTAGCGCTTACACAGGTATTCACGGATATGACTTTGTATTAAATGTTTTTAATATTGTCGACCCATATTATATTATTTCAAAATTAAAACTAACTGCTTTTGCTTCTACTACGACTTCGGTATTTGATTACAAAGTTAGCATTAATATAGACGAAGACCCCAATAATCCAGTTTTATCACCACTTAGTGACGCTACATTTACATACAACCCATCTGGTGGTGTCGCAGTGTTCACATTATTCCCAGGTGAGACTGAGTCAAAAACATTATTACAATCGGGTGGAGCAGGTAAAATAACAACAACAAAACTTGATAATCGTTCATATAAACAAACTGGTATAGCTAATCCTGTGTCCAGACCACTTACTTTACAAAATGTTGGTGGAAGTCAGGCTCAAAGTGAAGAAAGTATTATAAATCAATATGCCGATGATAATATTTTAGGTGCTTCAAATGTAGAAAGTGGGTTAGGGGCTGATATATCTAAAACGGCAGTATTATTATTAAGGCAATTAAATTCTCAAGATATATTAAATAATTCTGGTGGACCTGCATTTTTGAAAAATGGACAATCGAGTGGAACTATAGGTAGCACGATAGGGGCTTCTGTTAATCTTATCACTAGTCTAACAAGTGTTGGTCAGACAATATTTACATCTGGACAATCTGTCCAAAAGATTTCCAAAGATACTATTATAAAAATATCGGTACCAGAATTATCAGGTATAAAATCTTTTAACGGAATTGACCAATCATCTGTTGGACGTAATTTATCTGGTATAGGAAAAGATCTGGCAATATTACCACGTGAGGAATTTGCTTCAACTTTAAATAATATAAATGGGTCATTAGTTTATGTAGCCCCATTTGAAAATTGGTTAGATATAAATAACGGACAGGAATTAAATCTCAATCAATTATCTGTTGAAGTGCGGGAACCTAGTGGGAGAATAGCTGGAGATTTAAGACCAGATACTATATGCCAGATTAAAATGCGAGAAGACCCCAAACAAGAAGCAAGAAGACAATCCACTATAGCATTTGATAAAATGGTTTTAGCAATATCAAGTGCTACAAAATCTGGGCAAGTTTTGTCAAGTAATATAAATAATGTTGGTTCTTAAATGGTTCTTTAAATAGTGGAATTAAAAGATGGTTCTTTAAGTGCTATAAATTAATTAATAACTATTTATTAAATAGTGATTTAAAATTAAAATGTATAATATACTATATAGTATAATGAATAACAATAAAGCAATTCGAAATCGGGGACCACAGAAAACATTTTATCATTATAAATTGATAAATAAAAATACCCATGAAATAGAATATTTTAAAACATTAAATAATATTACTGATAAATACCAGATAAGCCGAAGCAATGTTTATTTAATGATTAAAAATCCAAATATTACTAGACGGAAATATAACGATATAGAAATTGAAAAAGTACATCTTCATTATCTAGTCGTAGAACAACATCTTGACCCATCAAGTATAATTACTTAACAATTTTCATTAATTTAATAAAAGTTTCAATTATCTCGTCTTTTGTTAATCCCTCATTTATAATATAATTCGTGGCAATATAAATCATATTCTCATTCTTACAATTAAGTTTATTCGGTTCGATAGCTGTATAAACATAATTATTTAATTTAATTAAGTCTTGTAATTTTTCTTTAGAAATATCTTTATTAAATATTATACTTTTTATACCATTAATATTTAGTGAATAACAATCAAAGTTATAAACTAATTTAAAACATGTCAACCATAATAATTTAATTGATTCATCGTATTTAGTACAATCAAAACGTTTTAATAGTTGTTTAAATGCCTGAATTCCTCGTATCGTACTTTGTTTTAATCTCGGTATTGATGATTTATAAATAACATCTTCTTTATGTTCTCTTATAGTTTCAATATTATTATATATTGATAAAAAATATAATTCATCTTTTTCACAAATATCATTTTCCAAATAATAGTATTTCATAATATACAATATATATATATTATAATTATAATTTTTAAATGTTCTACTTTGTAATTTTTTTATATATATAATAATATTTTTACAATCTAGAACATTTATTTAGTATATTCTTCAGCCATGACTTTCAAACATTCTAACAAAATTTCTTTTGTTGTTTCAGAATCTAACCCGTTTATTTCACATTCCTTCCCTAAATCTTTCGCGATTTTTAACATCTTTTTTCTTTGTTCTATTGTCAATACTTTATCCATCTATATATATACTAATAATATATAATAATATTGTATTAATATCCCTTGTTTTATTCTTGTTTTATATAGTAATATATAATAGTACTTAAAAGAAGAATAAAAATTAATTTTTATTCTTCTTTTAAGTCATAATATTAATATAATAAGTAAAACTAACATAAAAGTAGTGTACTATATAGTAAATCGTTAAAGTACTATATTATACATTTTATCTTTAAATCACTATTACTCAAAATCAACTGTAAATTTTCCATATAATCTTTTAAAATTATATTTTTTATTTATATGATATTCTTTTTTATTCTTTGTTAAAAGATAATAGTTTCTTTGATATATTAATAATCTTTCACGATTATTTAAATAATAAATTCTTCTATATATTAATGCGTTCTCTCTGGCTTTTAATCTAGCTTTCTCTTTCACGTCTTCGTCGCGTTTCATTGGCATCTCTATTATTAACATAGATATTATTTTTAGAACTTATCTCTGGCGGTAATACCTGTGTTTTTGTAATTTTATATATAACAGAATTATGAGGGTCTAATCGTGGTCTACTACCGTCTGGTAATCTTATTTCGGTTTCAATATCTGTTAAAGTAAAACTTTTTGTAGCAGTATAATTAAAGGACTGCTCCAGACCATAAAAAAAATCCCCCTGATTATAATTTCGTGTTATAAATCCTACACATGGTAGTTTACTTTTTCCATCATGTCCACCATAATATTCGGTATCAGTACCACCAGAAATAATCGAACTATAAATTAATAGATATGGATAATCTAATTTTGTTGGTAATTTTTGTGCTGTGAGGCTACCTTGCACGACGGCAGGTCTTGAAGGTAATCCTATATTACTGCCATTAGCATATAACGGCATATCTTGACTATTTGTTTGTGATGGCTGATATTCAGCGCTACTTATAAATGCGCCTGTTATTTGTGGACGGGGTGTTTTATAAAATACATCTAAAAATGATTGCGTTGACGTTTGAAATGTTAAAGGGTTATAAAAATTAGTTGTATGACAGCCAAATTGATTTATTAATTGGTTGGGGGTAAATCCCATTTTACCTAATAATGTTTGCTGTAAAATATCCTGGGTATAATAATTAAAGTACGGAGATGTATTTTTTAAATAATCTGAATTTTCAATTATACCATTATTATTTATAAATGTTCCTACATTATTATTATCAAATAATATGATTTTTCTTATTGCTAGGCCTGTAAAACTATCTACTATACTATTGGAATATTGTGGGACAAATTCATTTAATATATTACTAATAAATTGAGTATAATTTATTGATGTTGACCCATCTCCTTGCCCAATAACAACCGTAGGATTTCCCCTATTATCACATTTAATATTAGCCAATTGACCACCAACATTAATATTGTAGCATTGTTGCTCTGGGTCAGTAGAAGGTTCTAAATCAAATTGATTATTTGTTGGGATGCCGTTGCCGATTGTCATGGGTGTGTTCAATCCTGTAATTGTAAATCTTGATAAATCAGAACTGAAATCAATTGAGGGATTCACGCTTCCCATAAATATCATTTGATTATAAGAACTGGCCTCACCCAATCCCGCGGGAGGCACAAATGCGTCTCTTAACCCATTCGAATTAGCATAATTACTGTTAATTGCCTGTACAGCATTATTTCTTATAAATGATGGGTCATATCCTAATTGAATCCCATAAGGGCAATTTCTATAATCTATCTGCCAAATCTGATCTAATCCATTTCGCGTAGTGTCATATCTGACACCACCGTTACCCATATCCCCACATTCTAATAGAGATACGAAGGCTATATAAGGTCTTCCGCCCTGAGTAATATATTCAGCATCTGAACCATCGGGCCAAACTGGTACGACGGCCAAATCATATTTTTTAGCCATAGCCATTAAATCACTAGTTCTTATTGGGGTATTTGTTAAATCCCCCGTATCAATATAACTGTTATTAAAAACATTAAAATTAAATTGACCAAAGGGTCCCACCCCCACACTAAATTTATCACTTGGCCCCCCAGGTGTTAAAATATCATATAAATCTTGAAATGGGGCGGTGACATTATTAGGATTAAAATCTAAATCACTGCTATATCTAGATTGTACTACAAATGAGGATAATTCTTGACCATCATTATTAGGATTACCATCTAAATGTTTTTGTTCCGCGAATGGTATTGAACCAACACATACATCATAATTATCATACCCAAAACTATTACCGTTAGGTAATGTAATAGTTATATTTTCCCTACCCTTATCCACTTCTATTAATCCACTAACATTTGCGCCAAAATTTTTTATTTCATAAAAACTTCCATATCTTAATCTTTGCTGGGGAGCAACCCATAATGGGAGTGTTTCTGGAAATGGGGGTATAACTGGTACTGATGCCCCAGCTAATCCATCAGTATTTTGTCCAGTAAAATTTTCATTAGGTATATTTAATGGATAGGCATTGGACAGACCATCGTGATACCTTCCAATATCCAAGGGAACACCTAATTGTGATGTATATGACGAATTTTGATAATCGCTACTATATTTATCTTCATAATTTCCGAAATACTCTTCCGCCGTTCTAAATCCATTAGCTATATCTCTAATATTACTTTCAATAAAAAATAAATTAGTTAATATTAATCCTTTTTTTTTCAATGAAACACATTTTGATATTGTATCGGCACCAGGTGTCATCGTCATCATTAATGCTGTATATAGTCCTAAATCACCTACTTCTTGGTTAAAAAAATCACCACTTGCAGTCTGGACATTTTCACCAGAATTAAATTGGTTATCTGTTGCCGTATTTGTTAATTCATATTGACGGCCGTTTAAACATGATAATCCACTTATGCGTTTTGGATCATCGTATCCGATATTAGAATAATATACAGCCCTAGCCCCATCATAAGTATTATATCTTGGTTGGTTATATAATGTACCAGCATTTGTGGCATGTGGTTGATATGATGGTGTTTGATATATGACTGGTTTAACTATTATATCTTGGTCTTGTAAAGTTTTACTTACTATATCATATTTTTTATAATCAAAATATTTATATGATTTGAATGGTCTTAATAATTCTGGTTCGTGTAGTTGGTCCGTTAATATGGTGCCAATATTATCAGGTGTATTTAATCCCGCTGGAACTTCTAAATTTAATATTTGATTTCTTATTTCAAATATATTATTTAATAATCCTGTTTGATATCCATTATTAGGCGTATTAATAATACCATTATAATTTATATCACATGGTCCCGTATAAAATGTATTATTAGTATTGGTTTGAGGAAAATAATAACGTCTTCCTGTAGGTCCTATATTAACTTTAGAACTACATTCAGGTGCTAAAATATTATTAAATATAACTACCTGATTACCATCAGATGGAGATGAACCATCTGTCGGAGTTGTCCCGATTTTTACTTCATCACCACTTACAAAACCAGACCCTGGGACCCATAGTTGAATTTTACTCGGTATACCAGTAGTTGATGCGGTAGTACCTTCATTTATTACATCTATTATTTTAATAAACATTCCTGTGCCTACAGATGGTGCTACTGGAACAACGGGATATATTCTATTTATTTGATATTGACTACCAACATCTATTTTTAATGGGCTTAATTTATAATCATAAACTAAGGACTGGGTAGGTATGTTTTTGGGGTCAAGATATCTCTTTATAGATTCCGATGCGGGGTCTGTCTGGGGGTTTGTAAATGTATTTAAACAGACAGTACCATTAGTACGATTTTTATAATTTTTTTTTAGACCTAATTGTGCCGTATTATATTGATTGGCTTGTGTTGTAAAAGGTTGTATCATGGTCACTGCTTCTCGTAAAGGTAATTTTATATTTGTTTGACCTGTATCATTTAAATAATAATCCATTACCAGTGAAACTTTATTATCCATAAAACCATTTACATTTTCTGATCCCAAGAATTCTATAGTAGTATCACTAGCCCCTGTTGTATTTATGGCACTATTTTCGCACGATATTACGTCCCCTGGCTCGATAACTATACCATAAGAATTAACATTATTTACCCATCTATTTTTAAATATGTCTTCACTTTCATCAATATTTTTATAGTTCAAATTTGCGTTTAATCTATTACATTCCAAAAGAATAAATTTTTGGGCCATATTAATATATATATATAATAGATATTATAATTTTAATATATTATAATATACATTATATAAAATGTTCTACTTTGTTAAATATTACTAGACATTATATCATATAATCAATTTGTTCTACTTTGTAATTTTTTATATATATATTAAGAAATCATACAAAGTAGAACATTTAATATAATACTAAAAATCTTTATGCCGATAATGTTATTTCCCCATTTTTCAAAATCATAACTCGCTCAACACCTGTAAAAATTCTCATCTGCCTTGATAAATTCTGTCCCAGTACTTGCGGTGGCCCTGCAACATTTGGTTGCCTTTGATATACTCTATTAATAATTACTGGTTTAACACCAATTCTGGCTCCATTTCCTAGCACATTAAAACCAGTAGTTGTGGCATCATATCCCACATAATGGGATGAACTTCTTAAATCATTTACCAAAGACGCATTGTCATCTGATGGCAACTGATGCCCTTCGATTTTACCTACATACACTGAATTTTGATTTAATGTCTGTAATGGCAATGCCTGTTTATCTGTATCTACATTATAACTATACATTTGGTTTGGCACCATAAGCGGTTTACCCATGACCATTGATAACTCATTATATTTTCTGGCTGGAGCTTCAACATTTCTATCATATACCCTTTGGTCATTGATTCTAAAATTATATGATGACGGTATTTGTAAATCTCTGGAAAGATATTCCCCAAGTAGTACGTGATTCTCATTTAAATTTTTTTCTTGAATCATCATATTTCTAACAGTTCGGCCTGATACGGCTACTTGTCGCTCAACTGATTGAGGAGTAACGGCACCAGCTGTAGCAGAACCTACAGGGACATCGGCAAAAGTCGTGATTAAATCTTCAAATAATATCTGTAATCCTTGTTCTGTTAAAGATTGTCTAACAACAGCATCCATTTGGTCGTTTGTATAATAAAGATGGTCACTAATAAATTTAATATTTGGTAATGAAACTTTTACAGCTGATAGAGCATCTTGGCCCTGTTCACAACAGGTGATTTTGCCAGGCGAGTTCGCTAACTGTTGATTAAAATTAATTTCTAAATAAATATGTTCTTTAATTGCCATTAATGGTAATTGCCTTGACCTCATCATAGGAATNAGTGTANNTAACGGTACTGAAAATAGTGGGGTTGTACTATCATCTAATGTAGGTCTGATAAATTCTGGTACGTTTAAAGTGGTATTGATTGGATTAGCATTTACCGTGGCTAATAGGTCCCGATACCCAATTCTTCCGTTTTCAACTTCAGCCCATCGGTCACCACAGGCACCACTTTTAACCATATCAACATAGGCACGATGTTCTGGCGTTTCAAATTGTCTAGTCATAGTTGTATAATAAGCATAATCATCATTTGAGGCAATTATTTTACCACCAACCTTTAAAAAACATGATTTTACTAGTCCATGAATTCCCGTATTTAATGGAAAAAAATTTTTAAGGTCAGCCGTAATTCCTAACTGGACCATACTTCCGCCGTCCAAAATTCCAGTTTTAGGAATCATAAAGACAGCCTGTCTATTTGTTATCGTTATTGGGTCTAAAACTTCAGTTTTGATATTCATGTTGGAAATGGTAGGTATCGTTTGAACATTTAATATAGCGGGGAGTGAATTATTTTGAGAAGACATTTTTATTATATAATATTAAAAAGATAATTATTTTTTTTATTTAATATAATTCTTTAGATTAAATAAATTTAAAAATTATGCCTAGAATAAAAAGAATTAAAAAATTAGGATTGAACCATTATACCTTGAGGTGAATATACTAAACTATTTTTACTCATCACGTATGTGTATACGGCGTTAGGTGATTTGCCGTCTAAAGTGCTTTGAATTCGTGTAGCATACGATTGGCCACGGAAATTTACACCAACTTGCGAAACATTATCAATAGCTAAACCAATAGCAAAATTTCGTTTTCCTGCGTCGACGCTTTTAAAGGCCTGTACTCCGTCCCCATTATAAATAACTTGGTCATTTCCACCATAATTAAATAATAGCGGTTGATTGGTTAAATGAGTAAGATTGTAAAATGGCTGAATGGCGTTCAGAGCATTTATAGCGACACCTGTCTGTGGCCTATTCTGTGCCGATTGTGTTGCCACATCTAAATCATAATCTAAGCCCAATTTCATACCGCCTCGACTAAAAGAAACCTTATTTATTAAGGCTGAGCTATTATAAGCTGTACCTGACGCGTTTGTTAATTGTGGTAATTCTGTAGCAAAAGAATCATGAGAATATGAATTTGCGTGAGAAACTGGAAGGAAATTATGGAAAACATTTAATACATTAGACTGAGCTAAATTATAAGTTTGGGTGGAATCATTCGCGTCGATAACTGAATATAAATTATTAAATGAATTATAATTAAATGAACCATTGCCAGGAATTGATAATTTTTGCTGACCGTCTGCGTCTGGTACTAATAAATCTCCCGTCATAGACAGATTATCAACTTTATAAGATGAACCTGAATTTGCTGAGGCATCGGCCCCACTTAACAACATTTGGTCACTACATAATTCTAATGAAAAGGCAAGACCACGAACACCGTTGACACCGAGTGGGATGGCATTTCCGCCCTGTAGCATACCAGCGTATATCCTCAAAGAAAAATCACATGTGTTATTATTTATGGCACCAGCAACAGATTCTATTCCTGGATTTAATTCTACAACACCAGAATTATTTAAAAAATCCTCAGTACTATGTGTAGATGGTAATACAGTGGACACCATACGCCCATATTGTCTTACAGATTCTAAGGTTTGATTCGTATCATTACTACTGATATTGATATTTTGAAATATGCCATTAACACCGATACGTGAATTATAATTAACCTTCGATGTAGTTGCAGGACCAGCGTTGCCACGTTTTTTATTTAGGCCTCCGTTTCCTGGTAAGGAGCCTGTACCATCTAAAATAGTAATTCTTCCATTTATTCGTACAGATGATGGCCGTAATAATTTATTGGTAGAACCAATATTAAAAGTAATTATAGGGTTACCGTCTTTAAATGAATAGGTGTTATTGGCTGGTTGATTACTGGGTAAAATTTCAAATTTTTCGACATTTTGGATATTTAGAGAAGACATTATTATTATATATAATAAAAAGATATTTATTTTTTTTATTTAATATAATTATTTACATTAAATAAAAATGTTCTACTTTGTAGTTTTTATTAGTATATATATATATTTCTAACAATGTAGAACATTTCAATATATATCTTTTGGAATTTCTGTATTATCTATATCTATTTCACATTTACTTTTACAACATGATGATTTACATTTTATTTTAATTTTTTTTAAAAATTTACATAACCATTTACCCATACTTAATATTATATAATATATTTTTTTGATTATCCTATAACTGAAACAATACCCCTAGAAATTGTTAATCTATTTAATTTATATATATAATTATTAAAAATCTTTTGAACACCCCCGCTATCATAATCAACACGTAGCGATAATGTATCTGTTGATAAATCGGTAATTTGTCCGTATTTATTAAAACTACGTGCGATTACGAAATTATCAAATATTCTCTGTAATGAATATACAGATGACCCAACATTTACTAAAGCCTTCTGTAATTCAGATGTGTGTAAAGGTTCATTGCGTCTAGCTGTAGTTGTTCCCACAACCTGAGAATATCTTTCTAAATCTGCCACACGAGACGGTATTAATTCAGTACCTTTTATAAATTGATAGTTTCTAGCCTTATCTGGTACACCTGAAAAAGAACTGACGGCTAAATTTCTAAAATGTGAGTTTGGTATGGGTTGGCACATTACACTTTTGGCTCTGGTTGCCAGTGTTGGAATTTGAACCTGAACGATNCCCTCNGTATTTACCTGATTAAAGCGGTGTAATTCATTCGTCATATAATCCATCTGTAATCCTCCCTCACTCATGGCTTTTTTCAGCATTCCCTCGACGTAAGCATCTGGCGGTTGCACGGCACTACATAACATTTCAATATTACTGAGCGTATATGAAACTACAGGTATTATTTTACTAGGAACATTATCGCCAGTATTATCTGCGCTAATCACATTTAATACCTTTTGTCTATCTGCCATTTTGTAATATACTCTAGAGTTATTTGCTACGGAGAAATCTCCTGTAGCTGGTACTTGGACATTAAGGGCCGTATCTAAAACAATTCTTAAATTTAATTTACCAGTGTCTATGAAAAAACCCTGAATAGTACCGACTACTTCTTCATTGGTATAATTACCATTACCAGCCGTATCATGATTAATATAAACTTTATCATTGATACAGAATGGATTATCTTTTCCAGTAACGTCAGTATCAATATCTGTGGCCAAATTGCCGATATTAGATGCGGGCATCGTTCCCGCTAACCTTTGGCCAATTTGTCCGAGGGTTAGACCTGGCGTTTTAGCGGTAGAAGTTATCCCTGCGTCTAAACTTTTACCTAAAAATGGTTGAGTTAAACATCTCAAAGGATCTTCAGTATCAATTTGGAATCTTAAACCATTCATGGCGGAAACAGGCACTATCCCTCCCCCTAAAAATCCTGCCTTGAGTCGTGTATATATTTGTATTGTATTAGTTCCTCGTTCGGTCGTCATCGCTGTACCTGTATTCGTAGCACCAGACAAATCGTTTGGTGCGTCATAATATAAAGATGCGCCAGAATTATTTGCGTCTTGCTGTACCCCTTCAAATAATTCTCGTTTGTGATGAATACTATCTTGTTGTGTGTATGGTCTTAACATACATGCGTTGGCATTGTAATCTTCTAATGATTCAATTG